TTTCATATTCATCTGCGATATGCGGCGCTCAACTAAGTCAAGAGCATCATGGTCACGGATAAATTTGTGCATCGAAGCCCAGTCACCCGTCCAGTAGCGTGTCTGCACCGAACGGATTGCTGTACCATAGGCCGTCTTAATACTCTCGGCCCCCGTTGCTTTACAAGTCTCAAGCAGATTGGATTCCACTACCCCCATCTGCTCTTTGATTGTGCTGTCTTCTTCCTCGTACTTAGCTTTAAGGGCTGCACGAGCATCACGCATCTTTATATACACGCGAACAAGTTTGTCTGCTGTTATGTTCATTTTGATCTCCGTTTTCGTTAATAATACACTACATCTTTACTTTGTCAAGTAGGCTAGAAATTTATTTATCCATAGCCAACTCCTCCTTGTATAGCTCCATGAGACTAAACTGCGCTACTTCTTTAGTTTCTAAAGCTTTGTATAACTTAGCTTCCACAGGACTGCCTTGCAGCTTGACGACCAAGCACTTGTTGTTCTGCCCTGCGCGGTGGATGCGGGCGTTTGCTTGAGCGTAAGTCTCATAGGACGTTATGGGAGCCCACCACACAATCGTGTTAGCTGCGTGCAGTGTGACTCCGTGTGCAGCCGCTTGAGGCTGTATGACTAGAACTCTAGGGTCTGGCTCATCTTGAAACTTGCGGAATATTTCTGTGCGCCTCCCTACAGGTACACCTCCGTGGATTACGTCTACCGTGTAGTTGCTCTTGCGTAGCTCTTCGTATATAACTTCGATGGCATGGCGGAACGGTACAAATACGATGACCTTGTGTGTAGACTCTTCTATAACTTCTTTCAGTACAGCCATACGGCTGCTGGAATCGAACGTCACCACTTCCCCACTATCCGCATAGACCGAGCCACAGGCAATCTGCAAAAGTTTATTTAGTTTGACCGCCGCATTGACTGCCGTTACTTCTTCTCCCGCTGCTTCCATAGCCATCACCTTACGAAGCTTCTCGTAGTAGCGCACCTGCTGGGGTGTCATCTGCACCTCACGCTCGGCATACAACAGGTCGGGTAGGTCTAGGCATTCTTCTTTAGTAAATCGAATGGCGGGTTGCAGTAGCGTGCATACCACCTGCTCTGCTTCTTTTTTAGGAGCCCATTTGAACATCGTAATTTTGTGCATTACTTGGTCACGAAACATCGTAAAGCTACGGGGTGCAGTTGATGGGTTAAGTAGCTTAGCCAGCCCGTACGCATCGAGTGGGGATTGAGACGCTGGGGTTCCTGTCAGCATCCATAGCCATGTATCTAGTTTGATTACTTGCTTCATAGCTTTCCACCGGGCAGTGGTTGCGGTCTTGTAATTGTTAGCTTCGTCGATCACCACCATATCGAACTTTGCCTTGATGATGTCGTCGAGCACTATGGAGATGCCGTCGTAGTTAATGATGACGAACTCTGCATCCGAGTTGATGATCTGCTGCCGCCTTTCTTTAGTGCCGTATGCAATTCCTATCTTCCGGTGCATAGCCCCTCTAAAAATATCGTTCTGCCACGCGGCTTGCATAATTGATAGCGGGCAAACAATCAATACGCGCTTGATGTATTTAGTTTTCATCAAGTAATCACACGCCCACGTAACTGCTAATGTTTTCCCGGTGTTACCCGATGCAAATACGCACCCGTTACGGCGAAATATTAAGAATGTGCTGGGTACCGTAAAACAATATTTAAATCCGTCGGTAGTCAGCGCTAACCCCATTGTTGGGACGTTCCTATTTCTTAATGTGAGGAGACCGCTGCTGCGTAAATCACCCCTTGCAACAACCGTATAGCAAACCCCCCCTTTATATTTATCTCGGGTGTCTTCTAATATCCGGGCTACTTTGCCTTGGGAGTTCCAAGCGTATTGCACAAAGTCAGCCGAAGCTTTAGAGGTAGAGAAAAAGTTAGCCCCTTTGTTACCCCCGCGCACCGAACCGTCCCAGTGAACTACCTCGTCTGCAATAATTTTTAATTGCTGTGAATCGCATGCCCAGAATTGAGCATCAAATTCTTTAACGTGCAACGGTGCCACGAACGTGAATATGTGAAACCCTTGGGCTGTGGGCGTGTCTTGCAGGCGTTCTTTAAACGGTATTTCTGCTGCCGCCAGTAGCATTCGCAGCCGCTGAATTTTTCGCTCTTTCTTGATACGGATTACGGTATGGTTGTTTTTGTTTGGTATGTGCCCATCGGCAATTACGGCTACCTGTACACGGATTTGGGCCCCTGTTAAAGCCATACCTGTACCCCCGGTTATGGAATACGTTGCGGGTATAGCCATACTGCTGAACCCGATAGTCTCCGAACCCGCCTTACGTAAATTGGGGCGCACAACCCCCGAGTGCCAATCGTTGTGTGCCGCCAAAACATCCGCCGCCGACATAACGCACCGCTTGTCGTATTTGTTTGAATGTATGAGCATTCGATGTTCTGGAGACAGTTTTTGGTCAACCCCATACTTTGTCTTTACCGTTACCATTTCTTCGCAGGGTTTTTTAACAAACGCTTCTGGCTGCACAAACTCTGCGCTTTTAGTTTCCGGGTGGTACTGCGCTACTAGCCCTTCCGAATAGTCGGCAATCCTTCGCCATCCGGTAGGGGATAAGTATTCTGTATCCGCGTCAACGCATCCGGGGTCAGAGAAACAAAATGCCCGTCTGTGCAGAGTTAGGAATGCAGCGGTTTGTTTCTGGTGCGTGAACGGTTGGTAGATTCCGGGCCACTTGTATTTGGCAACGATGGGGGAGGGTACGTTTTTTATCTTTAGGTTCTTTAGCACCTGTGCTTCTTCTAGACCCCAGTGAACCATCACTGTGCTTATCTCTCCTTCTTCTATGAGTGCGCTCTTCGGTATCACGCTGAGAACTTTGTACGGGTTCTTTAACCGTAGCTTTAATGCTTTTCCGTCGATGATTTCCATGATGCTCCAATGCAAAATAGACCGAAAGTGGAATCCACGATCAGTCGGTAGGTGACACCTTACGGGTGTCATTCGACCAGATCATTCTAGGGGAGAAACAAACTCTGGCTGGTGCGGTTTAAAGGGTTCAACTTCAAACAACCCCTGTGCCGCCACTCACACCGAACGCGGCACGTATTAAATTATTTCTTCTTTGGCTTGTTTACCTTTACCGTGTGGTCGCTGTTGCGACTGAACGAACGGTTGGCGCTTGGTGTCGTGAGTTGCAAGTTGCTTTTACTTGTACTCCCACCCTTAGATAGAGGGCGCTTGTGGTCAATATCCTTGCCCTTGCGGTCAATACCCTCGCTGTCGTACAGGTCGCGGGCTTGCTCTCGTTTTCGTCTTGTAGGCAGTTCATTTCTATCTAGCTGCTGTTGGTATTCTTTTGAATACGGGCGGGGCTTATTAACGTAAGGCATTTCATTTCCTTCCACAGTGGGCGCAGGATGACACCCAGCAATAATTTTTACATAGTCCGTTCGGCTTCGCATTCCAAACGTCGGCGCTGTACGCACCTTCTAACATGGTTACTTTAGGCATCCAGTTGCCCCAGTACCTGTGCTGCTGCTCAACTTCATACACGGCAGGGACAAACTTGTTCTCTGCTAGAAACAGCAGGCCACCTTTTACTTTTTTAATCTCCGGGAACATCTTGAATATAGCCAGCGCCATGAGTTCTATCTGCCCTAAATCTGCATACCGGGACTTGCCTAGCTTGTAGTCGATGACGCGGGCTTCGCCTTTTTCGCGGTCTAGAATAATCAAGTCAGCTACACCCCGGAACCAGCAGTCGGGGGAGGAAAAGTCACAGGGCTCCAGCTTCTCCGTCAGTGCCAGTTTAAACTCACAGAGCTTCTCACCCGGCATTTTAAGTAGGCTGTCGAGCGAAGGCTTTATGAAGGCGAACTTTGCCGGAATTTCTACGCCGTCACGTACGTACAGTTCCGCAGCTTCATGGACTATCTTGCCATAGAGCGCTTGCTCACCCTCGGGCTCCTTGATGTCTTTCAACACCTTGATATGGTAGTACTTTTTAGGGCACGTTGTAAAGGTCTTCAGGCTGCTGAATGACCATGCGGGAATCTTCGCCATTAACAATCTCCGTAACTTGCACCCGTACCGCTTTCGCAGTTGGCAGGTAGACCATCAGCCCACGACGGAACCCAGCGCATACAGGATTCAACATAGGCCCGCGCTTCGTCAGCTTCTTCCTGCTTCACTACGATACCAATAGAGTCATGCACTGTTAGCACGACCTTGTAACGCTTGGCAATTTTCAGCATTTGCTCACCAATGATACACCTTGCGATTCCCTGAGTAAAGTTTTCGACCATTTTGCCGGGATATATTTTGATATCTCCTTTGCGGGTTGTATACGTGAACTGTCTCTTATCGTTTTCCACTACTTCCTGCAAGTTGTTATAGTAGATATGTAGCCCGTTCGGGAGGAGGATACCTTTGCCATCCACTGTCAGCAGGCCGTCCCTTCCTAGCTTCATGGTCATGCCGCGTACCATGCACCGCAGGGCTTCTTGAGACTCACGCCATAGGGCAGGGATCATCGGGTAGGTGCTGCGGTAGGTATCTATAACGCGTTTAGCTTCGTCTGCCTCGATTTCCGCTGCAAAGGTTTTTAATTGGGCTTTGAACTTCACCGCGCCCATACCGTAGCCCGCACCCAAGATTGTTGTTTTGCCAACGAAGCGCTCGTCTTTTGTAATCTCGTCGCTATGCTTGTTGTAGATAGCGGAGGCCATGATCTTGTATACGTCCTGCCCGTTGGCAAACGCGCTTACCAAGTCTTCCTGACCAGCTTCCCAAGCTAACGCTCTAGCCTCGATTTGAGAAGAGTCAGCGTCAACAAACACGTAACCCTCTGGCGCTAGGATAGCCTTCTTGAGCCTACCCGCATTGACTCCCCGGCTTGGCAGGTTTTGCAGGTTTACAGAATCCGTGCCGCCCCAACGTCCAGTGTGTGCTGCATAGTACTTGAGCGGTACTGGGAACAGCCCCCTGTTGCTGATATCAATGAACCGTT